CCGCGCTCTGCTCAAAGCCCTCCACGCCCGCGGCGGCAAGGCGGAACCGGCTTTCCGCCTCGGCGATCTGCTTTTGGACAGAGCGGATGTTGCGGGTAAAGTTGTCCGTCTGAAGCGACAGGGACACCACCAGGTCGCGGAGGGTTTCGCTCATCTTCTCTCACCTGCCAATCGCATCAAAAGAAGCGGCCATGAATAGCCGCTGAATTTCGGGTTGAATTTGACGGTAAATACGGGTATACTAAGATCGGAAAGGAGCTGATTCCATGCCCAGCATCGTCCCTATCTCCGACCTGAAAAACTACAGCGAAGTGCTGCGTTCCTGCGATCAGGGCGCCACCGTATACCTGACCAAAAACGGGCGCGGGAAATATGTCGTGCAGAGCCTTGCCGAATATGAAAAGTTGCAGGCGACCGTCAGCCTTCTGGCAGAGCTGTCCAAAGGGATTGACTCCTATCACAAAGAGGGCGGCCTGACCGTCGATGAAGCCTTTGACGGGCTGGAGGTCTGACATGGCCCGCGTGATCGTCTCCAGAGAAGCGCGGAACGACCTCGTTTCCATCCGGGATTACATCCGCGACGAGCTTTGTAACCCTGACGCGGCGCGGAGAATCCTTGCCCAGCTCAAAAAGAGCGTCTCCTCGCTGGAACACCATCCCGGTCGCGGCAAACCTCTGGATGCGCTGATCGCGGTACATACCGAGTATCGGTACCTGATCTGCGAAAATTACTGCGTCTTCTATGTGTGCATGGAAAGTACAGTGCTTGTCGTCCGCATCCTTCACCAGCGTCAGGACAGTTTCCGGGCGCTGTTCCTGTCCGAATGAGCTTTATGGCTTCACATCCGGCCACACCTCGTCGATATGGCGTCGGCGGGGTTTCTTTTTTTCCGCCTCCCGCCTTGCGTTCCACGCGCGGATTCTGAGAAACCCCGGCAGGTCCATCCGGTCGATCTCGTCCATTCGCCAGCCGCCTTCCAGAAGGCTGTTGTAGGTGGAATAGATGAAATCAGGCAGCGTCAGGCGGTCGCCGCCGGGGCTTCCGTCTTCGCTGCCTTCGTAGGGAACTCGTCCAGAATCTCCGTGGTCTGCGTCTGCACGGCCATGAGCGCCAGCGCGATGTCGTGCATGAGCCGATCCACCGGGTAGTGATCCAGCACGTCGTCGGGTGTGAACTGGTTGCCGAACAGGATGCAGAACCAGCGGATCATCACGTCCATGGCCTCGCCGATGGACAGTTCTTTGGCATCCTGCGGCGACTCACCCTTGAGGGCGGCATTCGAGAGCGCGACGATGCGGCTGTACATCTTTGCCGCGGGTTCCATCTCCCGCAGCGCGCGCCCGGTGATGAAGTCCACGGCGTACTTTTTTCCGTTCAGGGTGCAGGTAATCATGGGGCTTGCCCTCCTTTCTGCGCGGGGAACGCACACCGCCTACCGGCGTATCACCGGCAGCGGTGTGCGTTTGGGTTACGGCTCCGTGGTGAAGGCGGGCTCGTACACCGTTTCCAGGAACGTGGCCGCCTTGGAGGCGTCAAAGCCGTTCTGGCCCTCATCGGCCACCGCCTGATAGCGTCCGTCGTGGGTGCGCTTGATGGCCGTCCATTCCACGGAGCCGTTCTGGCGGGTGATGGTCTTGCCTTCCTTGGTCTTGTAGCTCTCCGTCATGGGCTTGGCGCGCAATAGTGATAGGTAATCCCCTGATACTATCTCAGGATTTTCCCCCACTTCACACCGTGCATGCAACTTTCATCGCACACGGCGTTCCATCGATTGCTATTGGCTTGTGCTTAAACAATCAAACCTTAGGTTTACGCATGCTGTTGTTTAGTTGATTGCAGGCAAAAATGCCTTATTGCGTAGAGCATTTACTGCGGCAAGCTGGGAGTTTGAAAGGTTGAGCATCACTCGGTACTTTTCAATGGTTTCATGCGTCTTTGCATGTATGAGCCTGTGAACATTGCTGGTGATAAGCACAAGATTATCGTACTTGTCGGTGCCACCATGCTCTTTGGGCACAATATGGTGACAATGGATTTCGCTTAGTGTTTCAAAGCTCTTTCCTGTTACGGCGCATTTCCCCCATTGTGCAGAGAAGTGAGATATACGATTGTCGTAATATTCAACACTCTTGTCATAAATCGGCTGGAGCATCAGCAGATGAAGCATATACATGTTTATCCGCAGGCAATCATGTATACCTGTTCTTCCATCCGCTGTATAGCAGCAGAGTTTGCTCATTCTACCGATTGGTACTTTGTGTTGAACATAACTGACGGGATAGATAGGTTCACCCGAACCAGCTACGTATCGTAGGCAGTCCGATTTGCCGTATCTTTCCTTTTCGTGGTTCGTCAACTTCCTGCCAGTCTTGGCAAGCCTGCTTCCTTTCTGATTCTTTAACCTGTTCGTAAGTATGGTCATGACAGCCCGATTGATTCGGTTGAAGTCCTGCGAAACATGAGTCGCCAACCTGTAATAGTTGTGCATACCCTCGACCATGCTGTTGTACAGCTGGTTTTCTCTTGCCTCGCCATACTGAGGGCGTGGGCTTTTGATTCGCTTGGCCTGTTCTGTCAATTTCATACTTTTATGCGCAAGGTTTTTGTCTGCAACATGTGACCGTATGACCTGTTTTCCGCCTTTGGGAACAACTTTAATCTTGAATCCCAAAAAGTCGGAGTAATGACGTGATACGTTTACTACTTTCGTCTTTTCTTCCGATACCTCCAGCTTTAGCCTTTCTGACAACCATTGCGTTACCGCAATCTTTGTCTTTTCGGCATCAGTTTTGGTGCGGCAGAAGATGCGGAAGTCATCTGCGTATCTGACAATATACATTTCTTTGAGCCTCGTTGTTTCTCGTACCATTCTAATTCCATTGCCCCTGTTTACTGATCCGCTCTTACAGACGTAGGGTCTGTAGTGATTCACAGCAGGATTATCAACCCATTGGCTTTCAATCCAGTGGTCCAGTTCATTCAGAACGATATTGGCGAGGAGTGGCGAGATGATACCCCCTTGTGGGGTACCCTTCGTTGGCCATGCCATCTGCCCGTTTTCCAGACGTATCGGGGCAGACAAGATTCTCCGAAGTACAAAAAGAAGTTGTTTGTCATGGATTCCAAGCGCCCAGATTTGACGTATCAGCTTGCTATGGTTAACGTTGTCAAAGAATCCCTTTATATCGAATTCAATGACATAGTGCAGTTTCGATAACTGCATATGCTTCTCCATGGCGGCGATAGCGTGTTCGGCTGAGCGGTTAGGCCGAAAACCATATGAGTATTCCGAGAACTTTGCTTCGCATATTGGCTCCATGATCTGTCTGATACATTGCTGTATCAGTCGATCCCAGATGCACGGGATGCCCAGCGGCCTTGTTTTTGTTGGATCATATGGTTTTGGTATATCCTTACGTCTAACAGGTTTGGGGCGGTAGCCGTGCTCCGTGCCCTGTACGATGTACCGAACCTTTTGCACGACTTCATCAGGCGACAACTTGCCGATATCCCCGATTGTGAGTTTATCCGTGCCAGCCGTTTTACTTCCTGTGTTCGCCTTGATGTTTCTGTATGCCAGCAGTATGTTCTCTCTTTTCAACATGAGCGACATCAAGTCGATAAACTCACGACCTTCTTTGCTCTGTGCATATAGGGAATCAAAGGTTCCCAACATTCCATAATATTCGGCGTGGCGCAGGTTTTCCTCACACAACAGCTTTTGTTTTCCCATGGTCATAAGGCATCACTCTCCTTTCGCGGGAAAGTGTCCCTTTTTGTCGTACTCGCAATCCTTATTTCGATTGAATAGCACTGACCATTTTACAACCGACTAAAGCCCATTCCTCTGTTCCCATTACAGGAACTTCATTGGTTCGAGCTTCGCTTTTCAGCACGGATTCGATTGCTTATTTTCTTCGTCAATCTATTGCAACTGCAATTCCGTGCCTTTCCTCGTTCCGTCATCCTTATCTGTACATATACCCTTAGGTGCCCGCTTTGAGCCTGTCAGCTTGATTACGCCTGTAACGCAATACGGTCTTTCATAACAAGGATTCTTACTCAACCGCACTGACCACTGGATAACAGTGACAAGGCCTTTTCGACCTCGCGCTCTTTTAGACCCGTACATTCGCGGGTTCGTCAGCCCTCCGTTTGGACATTCTCACCATAGGTATTTTATAGACCCCCGGCCTGACACTCGCAGCCACCTCTGGCTTGCTTTTGCCATATCGTTGTTTCAATGTTGACTGCGATATAGCGAGTGCATACAGCCGACTTCACCGAGCTACTGACCCACATGCTTTCGCACATACGCCAGTCGGAGTATCAGGGAGAGCGTTTCACAGCGTTACCTGTTCATTCCACCCTTCAGGATGATAGTTGTTGCTTACTTATCGTAAACCCGACATTTTTAGCGTCATACGGACATTAGTCTACCTGTTTTTGTCAGGTAGAATGACGTTTGTATGTCAACGAGTCGCACCCTTGTAGAGCCACACGTAGCGGAACGCGCCGTCCGACTTCTCCGACTTGAAGCCCACGGCGAAGTACGGCGGGCGGTCGGACGCGGTGCGCACCAGCACGCCGTTGTCGTCGATCTGGTTGCCGAAAATCATCTCCTGGATGGCCAGCGGCACGTCCGCCATGGAGGTGGAGAAGGTCAGCTCCGGGTCGGGATAGAGCACGTCAAACTCGATGTCGTCGGCGTACTGGATGTCCGGGTCGGTGTTGTCGGGGGTGATGGTCGCTTCAATCGCGCCCGCCACCAGCTGCAGTTCGCCGTAGGTATGGCTGGTGTCGGTGTCCTCCGTGAGCGGCGCGATCACCACGTTTTTGAGGCCCACGGTCGAGGCGACCTGTGGGGATGCGGTAGGGGTTGCCATGGTCGATTCCTCCAATCGTTACAGTCGGTCGACGGCGTCCCGCAGCCCGTCGCGAATGATCTCATAGGCTTCATCCGCGCGGGTATCGTAGGCGGGACGGATAAAGGGATGCGCGGGGGCGGGCGCGGGGCCGCCGTGCCCGTATTCCACGGGCGTGGCGTAGTACGCGCCCTCCTCCTTGCGGTGCACGCCGATGGTGATGCTCTTTCCGCTCTTCCGGCGCTTCTTCACCGGGCCGATGCGGATGGAGCGGCTTAGCACCCCGGTGATGATTTGGGGATCTTTGGATGCGTTGGCCTTCATCTGCCGGTGGATGGGCTGGGCGGC